CAGTACAGAAGGGTCCAGTTCTTCTTTTGAATGGTGATCAGTCAATGGTTCAGCTTAAAGAACAGTTGGAGGATATTGAATATCCAATGGACACCGATACTTACATTCTTGGAGATTGGTCGCTCCAAAACTATGCAAAGTTTATAAAGTTGATGGATGCTATAAAACCTAAATTAGTTATCATCGACTCCTTAATTGGTTGTAGTGGAGGAAAAGGTTTTGATGAAAACAAATCTGATTTTGCTACCCCTCTTTATTGGCTTACACAGAATAATGGAACTTTATGGGAACCAACCTCAATTCTTATAATTCATCACGCTAACAAAAATGGTGGGTTTAGAGGTACTTCTGCTATCAGAGATGGTGTTGATGAAACATGGGCACTTAAAAAACCCGATGATAACTTAGTTGGCAGAGTTGGTAGTAACGCTCGAATTATAGAAGTTGAAAAGTCTCGTATCGGTAGGTCTGGTCTTTCCTTGATTATGAAGATGGAAGATGACCTTACTTATAGTATATCTGATTTTACTCCAGAAATTGCATCCAACGATAATACACCAGCTAATATTACCGATAAGATTTTACAAAGAATTAGATCAGTACATCCCGAAACTCGTTCCAAATACGATCTTTTATATGATCCATTGATTGGTGGTAAAACTGGAACTATAAGAAAATCGCTCCAAAGATTAGAGAAGAGAGGTCTTATAGAATTTGTAGAAGAAGATAAAGAAGGAAAGAAATATAGAGCTATCCTCGCACGGGGGGACTCCATGAATAGTGTCCCACCTACATTAAATGATAATGATAGTAAGGATATTGGTACGGGACAGGGGGATGGGACACCAAATAACTGTCCCACTAGCGTTGATGATGGGACACTTGCTAAATAAATAGCTTGTCCCACCCTACTTGTCCCATCGTAAATCTAGGTTATAACTAAGATTAAAGCGTTTGGGACATTTCGGACGCTATCCCCCCGCGTGAGGTACATGGAAAAAACACCAAGAGACATTATTATTGATAGATTGATGGACGAAGTTAATTTATCTATGACAAGAGATATAGTTACTGTTACTCAACACCTAAAAAAATATAGAGAAATAAGATCTGGTAAGCAAATACAACGTAAAGCAAAACGAAATGATCACAATAATAGGTGGAGAAAAACTGACACTCCTATAACATGGTAGTATAATAAAATAAACAGCTAGTTTATGACACCAGTAAAGAATCAAAAAGACTACAATAGGATATTTCGTAAAGTGCTATTTCAAGTTCTTATAGATCCTAGTCGTTCCAAGTTATTTAAAGATATTTGTGAAGAAAAAGGTGAGAAACCATCTGCTGTATTAAGAGATTTGGCTTATAAATACACAGAAAATAACTCAACAGATACTCAATATCAAGATTCATTATCTGAAGATATAGAACTTAGCAATAAAGCACAACAAAGTCGTATCGAAAATGGTTTTAACTGGACGAAAGAGTGAAACCTATAAAAATGTTAGATACCTTTGCTGGTATCGGTGGTTTTTCCTACGCTGCACATAAACTGGTAGGAGGATTTGAAACTAAACAATTCATAGAAATAGATCCTTTCTGTCAAAAGATTCTTAACAAACACTTTCCTAACGTACCAGTTCACGATGACATCAGAACCTTCTCAGCTATCTCTGGACAATATGATGTCATATGCGGAGGCTTCCCTTGCCAATCCATATCCGTGGCAGGAAATAGAGCAGGAATTACCGAGGAATCCAGATCAGGTATTTTTTACGAACTCATGCGAGTCATACGCATGGTTCGACCAAGATTCGTTGTCTTGGAAAACGTGGCAGCGATCCTTAATAACGGGTTGGACATCGTTCTCGGAGAGCTTTCCCAAGCAGGGTACGATGCAGAATGGTCAGTTATATCTGCAAGTACATTGGGAGCCTGTCATCGAAGAAGCCGATGGTGGTGCGTTGCCTACTCCAACAGCGAGGGATTACAAAGGAAGGACTTCCGTAAAATGGAACGAGAAATATGGTCCCAAAGTAATTCCAGACGTCTTAACCCAGACTGGAGATCATATGTCAGTAAGCCCATACTTCCTAGAGGAAGTGATGGGTTATCCAATCGGGTGGACAGAACTAAATCATTAGGAAACTCTGTCGTACCAGCTTGTGCTGCGATACCATTAAAACGTGTACTTGATCTATACCATCAATGAAAAAAAAAATACATTCTTCTAAAAAACTTGAAATTTTAAAAGAAAACAGAATACAACGTCTTGAAAAAGAACTTTTAGATGATGAACTAAAAGGATATGATCACTATGTTTTTATAAACCAAAGTAGAAGAGCCCAGGTAATTACAGATGGTAAATGGGTTACAGAAAATATTAGAACTTCTGTTTTAAAACATAATTATAAAGTTCAAAATGTAAGCAAAATGCTGATAAAAGATTTTACAGATGAAGAAATTAAGGAATACGAAAAAACTTTTTTATCGGATTAGTTTTCTTTTTTTTTCTTACTTGACTTACAACAAGATTAGCTTCTAGCTCTACTAATCTGCCTAACATCGAAGCAAGAAACATATCTTGTTCTAACTTATGTCTAACTAAGTGAGTACAATATTTTTTTACATCAATAATATTATCAGTTGCCATAATTTCCCTACAACGCATTTCAACATCTAACTTCATTTCTAAAGGTGCTTGCTCAATGTCTATGTTGAGAAATTTGTTAATTTTCATTTTAGGGAAAAAGTTGTTGTTCTAAAATTTCAACGGCTTTATCATCAAGAGTATTTGTAGTTTGTTTAGCAAGTGATTTCAATAGATCTACAACTAATTTCTTAACAGCCGTTGTTGTTAAAAACGTCATCAAAATCGGTTTTAAAATTTTATACATAAAGTAAAATATGTCTTACTTTCCAAACATAGCTAAGATGCTAGTATAAGACAAGAGTCTTAACTTTTATGGCTGAACAAGAGAAAAAAGGTCCACTTCAAAAATTGAAGGAGAACATTACGGATAAAGAAGAGCAATTAGCTTTTATATCTGTAATCGTGAGACTTAGTGTTGTTGCTTGGAGTGGCTTCATAGTATCCCTTAACTATATTTCGCTCCCTGGTTACAGTAACGAACCAAAGGATATAACTTTTCCTGCTTCTCTGCTGACAGGTGCATTAGCCAGTTTTGGTTTAGAAGGTGCTAAGAAACGTGGAGATGGTACTTTCAAACCAGACGAAAAACCACTAAATAAAAAAGAAGTTGAAGCGTTACTAGCGTCACAATCGGGTGGTTATCAGACAGTTAGAATTGAAACACCAATTAAAATTATTGGCACTAAAGTTGTCGATCCAAAAAAATGAAAAGACTAATTCCATTCTTGTTTTTATTATCAGCACCAGCTTACGCTGATATAACTTCTTCTATCAGTTCATCAGTAAAGCTAGAAGTATCAGCAGCAGCTACGGCAGCAGATCGTATCGGAAATTCATACAGTGTTTCTGGAACGGGAGTTAACACAACAGACGGTACAACTGCTGGAAGTGTTGGAGGATTAGGTGCAGCAACTAATGGAGTCAACGCTTATACACCAATTACTGCGTCACAATTAACTGACGGGGAAAGTTTCAATTACACGGTTTCTCACACTACTGGAGATACAATCGGAACAAGTTTAACAACAGGAGAAGTTAGTGCTTTCGGTGATTTAACCAGTACATCTGGAGGAACAGCAACGAATCTAGCTGGTACGGTTGATAATCATGTAATTACAATTACAGCAGGATCTCAAGGTACAAGTGCCACTGGACAATATGTGACCACAGTAACGGTAGACTAATGAATCATGCGGAAGCTTTTATTACTATTTCTTTTATATGTTTTACCAGCTAATGCAAATATCGTTCCAAATTTTACCACTGGCACAATGTCCAGCACGACTTCTACAACTTCTACATTGTCAGAATCTATTACCAGTAAAGACTTTAAGACAGGCTACGAATATACAGTTACAGGAACAGGAATATCACATGATGGGGGAAGTATGTCTCCTACCGCAGTTGAAGTTAATGGAACTGTAGGAGGTACTACTTATAAATGGACAGGAGCAGATATGACAACAAAACCAAACTGGACACAAACCAATCCTACATCGGGAGATTCTTTCCAATTTACAGAAACCTATCATGGCCCTGGTTTGCAGAACATAACGACAATCCAAAGAGACATAACAACAGAATCCGTTACTACTACTACCTCTGTATTCTCGCAATAATCTTAAGCCCTGTAAGAGTTCTAGCTAATGCAGTTAGCCAAAGTAATAGTGGATCAGTAACTAATCAGAACTGGAATGTAAATAATGGTAGCTTTCATACGAACCAATATGGAGGTGGGGTTGTATGCCAAGGAGCAATGATGACCATAACTCCATTTACTACTTTTAATTCAAATTACCGCAAACCTTTTAGCCATTTTTATGAAACTCCTGTGTACGATCCAACAGATATAGTTGGGGATTTTGATGATGACGGTAATCCCATAGGAGATGGTACACCTGATAACCCAGGTGATATTCTTTACTACCAACAAAACTATTCTGGAACGAATAAAGATAGCTATGCACTAGGTACTGGTATAACCTTGAACTTTTCTATTCCGTTAGATAGACAGTTAACTAAACAATGTAAGGACGCTGCTAAAACTCAAACTGATATACAAAAACAACAACTTAAAAACCTTGAACTTGATTGGCATTTCGCAAGATTAAAGCATTGCGGACAGAAAAAAATCGAGGGAATACGTTTTAAAAAAGACAGTCCTTATTATGATCTCTGCTCTGATATTGAAATAACCCCTCGTGCAAATCAGGTGTTACCTCATACTCATAAATTAAAATAGACAAGCTACGGGTAGTTACTTGTCTAAAATACCCCCTTGTCTATAAAAGCACTTCGCATTGGTTTGGGGGAAGATCGACCTAGAGAAGAGACCGAATTATAGACTTGTATTAATTATTATACCTTATCTTTCTTCTTTGTCAGCTTTTTAACGATATTTTTTACTAATGGTTTGATGATATTAAGAAGAAGTGGACTACTGGCAGCGACCAAGCCAATAACAGCAGTAGATACAATAGTAGAAACCTCTGGAATGTACTGATCCTTGAATGGTACGTCTTCATAGATAGTTATACATCTAGTCCCATCTTCGCTTTTTTCATGGCCGATGACCCGTTCCAATCGTGAACTGTTACGAAAGTCATTTATGCGTTGGTCTTTCGGACCAGGGCAGGGAACTACTTTTATCTCTTTCCTTTCTTTTGGTATATCTGGTTTTACTTCTTCTTGTATTGGTGTCTCAGTATTCTCAACTCTTTTTTCTTGTTCTTTACTTTCAACAATCTCTATCTTTCTTCTGTCATATAACATAGGTGTAAATGTAGGCATAGAACCATACGGACAGGAAATAGTTGTACCTGTTGGGTCGTCATCATATAACGCAGTATTTTTAGGACTTGCATCTCTATGATATTTCACACATCCAGGTAATTTTATGGATGGTAGCGGTACGTTTAATACTTGATATGGATTATATTGTGGTACTTTTATCTTTATTTCGGGTATAAAAATCTTAGGTATTTCCAATTAGATCTTAGGTTGTTTAAACTTAGGAATTGTTGGACCTGTTAAATCAGGTAGTGCATTATCTAAAATATCTGGCATAAGACCTTGTACATTACCAAGAACTTCGTTCATCATCTTGGCTTTAAACTGTTCTGATGTTACATATTTGTACCCAAAGTACGCTCCACCACTCATGGAAGCTACCATAAGAAAAGAGACAATGCTCAAAACATTAGCAATTTTATTAAACATGATTAAAGAAGCCTTTTTAAAAGCTTTAGTACCTGTTACTATTATAACCTTTGCAGGAATCTGTGCTTTAGCTCCTTTATATCTAACGTTAGGAGTTATAAATAGGTCCGTTAATTCAAATAATCTTAATGTTAAATGACAGAGATATACGATCTTCTGTAGTCTCATTTATTTCTACCCTATGAGTAAAATTTCCAGGGAATAAGATCATCGTTCCATCGGTATAATCTGGAACATACTCTGGAGGCATTTTCTTTTCTTCTAAATATTCTCTATCGGTTGCGTTCAATAACATTGCATCTCGATAACCTACATCCATATTGTCAAAAACAAACCTACCTGATTCTGGTGTTTGTTTTATCCATAAGACTCCAGCTAATTCACAACCAGGATGTCTATGAGAAACATTATAAGAAAAAGGACCATTTACATTTAACCACATCTGAACAAGATCCATTCGTTGACCGACACGAAATTCATCTGTTAATTGGGTTATACAGGGAATTAATTTATCTTTAAAAGGTGTGAAACCTTCTTCCGTAAAAACTTCCTTCGATAAACTTTGCCAGCCTCTCTTGTTTGATATTTTAGAAATACCAGAATCTTGTTTTTTGTACTCGTAAATCCAATCAATAAGATCTTGTTTGAAGCTATCAAAATCTTTTATCGTTCCACTAGCTATTTGAGTCGGAAATAAATATTCAGATTTTAAATTACTCAGCAACTTCTTCTGGTTTTAAAATATCTTCTACAGCAGCCACCGCACCTTTTAGTTCAAATATTCTTTGCTTACAGTTTTCTACTACTTGAGTAGCTTTATTGTAGTTGTCTACTACTTGCTGTAGCTCAGAGTTTAGAGCTTCTAGTTTTTGTTTTGGATCGACTGCCATTAGATTGATATTGTATTACTATAATATACTAGCAATCTGCTATAAATTCAACTGTATGGTGAGGTTCCTAAAATACTTGTATTCCATTGTGCTTTTAGTCCAGCTTCATCTGTAGCTGCATCAATAGCACTATCAGCAGGGGCATCTCTTAAGGCATTTTTCTTTGCCACAATAGCACTTGTATCTGCTGAAGTTTCTAATGCACGTTGAAAGGCAATGTCTTGTTCAGCTAATTTACTAGCTCTTGCAGAACGTATTTTATTTTTATGTAACTCTTTGGCTTTTGCCATGTCTGTTTTAATGATACTCATACTATGACCCCCTTATCATTACCAACACCATCAGTCAGATCGCTTTCATCTACAACCCAAGCATTTCTAAAAGATCTATCCGTTGGTATATCAGAATCTTCTACAATTTTATATTTTTTACCTGTTGGTACATCTTTTTCTGCTATTTCTTGAATAGTGTATGCTACACCTGTGTCTGGATTAATTTCAGTTAATACTGGTACAACTATTGCAACAGTACCGTCATCTAGTTGATATAAAATCTTCATTAGTGTGTAAAAGCAACGTGTGAATATTGTGCATCTTGTGAATCATTATTACTAGCTACTTTAGTTCTTACATTACAACTACCTGTATATATTTCAATACTACTATCACACCCACCAGCACACAAAACAGCGTTTCCATCATTATTTTGATCTCCTTTAATAGTATTACCAAAAATACAATAATTAATGTCAGGCATAGATGTACTAAAGTTAACACCAAAGTAACCAGTACCCCTATCAGTTATGGAACTAACATTTCCACTAGACCTTACAGTGGGTGTACTCTCACCTCTAAATGTAACCCAATGTGTAATTGGATGTCTTTGTGTATTAACAGGCGAAGCACCATATAAAGCCATTATGATACCTCCGTTAAATTAAATTTGTACTTTTTGCCATTGCGTTTGTTCACTAAGAAAAGATCCTCTGCTCCTTCTTGTATAGTATAACTTCCCCAAGTTCCGTCAACATCATTCGATCCACCTTCGTTAGATAAGTTAAGGTCATTGGTGTAGATGTTTCTCCAACGCTTTGATGTAGAACCTAAATCTCTAAGATTATTTGTTTCTGGGTAAAGACCTCCTTTAATTTCGACACCCTCGTTAATGGTTGAAAGCTTTCTACTGTTGTTATAATATAGATCTTGACTTCCATCAGGATTAAATGCAGCAGCTTTTTTTGTACCATCTAATTTGTATATTTCTAACAGAGGATTATAAAATTTAGTTGTAGCATTACCACCTAGAGTATTATCTGTACCATTATGTCTAATTATAAAATCATTAGATGCACCCATTTTTAACTGGGCTGTATCATTTAAAAGAATATGATTGCTGTTAGTATCTAAGTCACCGCCTAGCTGTGGTGATGTGTCAGATACTAAGTCTGTGTTGATACCAGTAAGGTTTGATCCGTTACCATAATAGTTATCAACGTAAGCTGCTCTCCATCTGACTGAGGTAGTTCCTAAATCTCTTTGACTATCATTGTCTGGAACAATAAATCTAGTAATTAGATTACCGCCAAATGTACCACCAGCCGAAGGCATTTTGGTAGCATTACTTGTGCTAAGTGCAGCTATATCTACACCATCAACTGTTCCTGATACTGTGATATTTCCTGTAACGTCAATACCAGAACTTGTAGTCTCAAACTTTTTATTGTTGTCGTAATATAGCTCTACTGATCCGTCTGCTATACATTTAACAGCCTCTTCTGCACCATTTCCCCCAGTTTGTAATGATAAATTACCTGTTGACGGATCACCAAAAATCCTAGCTACCATAGAGTCAGCAGCGTTAAAAAATCTAATTCTATGAGACTGTTCATCACCAGTAACCTTCATTCTTAACTCAGGAGTACTGCCATCTATAGTTAAGTCTCCACTTACTGTTGCTCCATCACTTGTAGTCTCAAACTTTTTACTGTTGTCGTAATATAGCTCTACGGCTCCGTTTGCTGTACCTTTAAAATAAAGTTCACTTATGGCTGAATTTGTAAGAGTAACAACATCACCAGCAACATAAAGTGTACCAGTGGTATTTTTAAGGTTGGAGTTTGTTCCATCGTGATAAATTTGTAGGTCTTGACTAGCACCAAAAGTAGCTTTGGTATTATCTTCCCAATGCAAAGCATCATTATCAGCCTCCCAAGTTAAGTTTCTACCAGTAGTATCAGGGTTGTTAAATAATACATTGTCTGTAAACTTTGCACCGTAACTTGTAGTTTCAAACTTTTTACTACTTCCTCCTGACCCTGTATCGTAGTACAATTCAACAGCATTACCTGTAGCTTTAAATATATTTTGACCACCGTTAGTTTTTAATCTAAAATCATTGTTACTTGTGATTTGTAACGCACCAGTTGAGTTATTGATTCTGCTATCTGTTCCATCGTGAAAAATTTGTAGATCATCACCAGTACCTAACAACAATTTATCATTATCTTCTAAATCTAAATTACCTACAATATGCAAATCACCACCAGAAGTAAGGTGCATTTTGGTGGTATTGTTAAACCTAAAATCTAAGTTATTAGATTGTGATTGATCGTTTTGTATTGCCCAATCTGTATCATCATTGTTATGAGATGTTAGTCGTAAGATGGCATCTTGAGTAGTACATCTTACTTCTAATACACAAAAGTTACTACTTTGAACAGTAACCCCATCACTTGTAGTCTCAAACTTTTTACTGTTGTCGTAATAGAGGTCTACACTATTATTTGCCTGAAAGAAAGCCATAGTTTCAGTTTGAGTCTGATTCTGAATAGCTACATAGTTGGCAAGATTACGCAAAGTACCTGAAGATTGTATTTTTAAATCATTCATATAATTTTGAATGAAGCTACTACCATTGTGATAAATTTGTAGGTCATTACCTGTACCAAGTCTTAGCTTTTGGTTATCAACAAGATCTACGTTGGTGTGAAGATCCGTTCCAGTAATAGTGCCGTCTTTTATTCCGTCTGTTGTTATCTGTGTTAATGCCATTTAACCTGCCTCCATGCTTCTACTTTAGCAGTAAGCTTTTGTAATGCAGTAGCTTTAACTTTAAATTTTTTATATAACAGTAACATCACCATCATTACCTCCAGTTGCAAGTATGTAAAAAACTAACTTTTGAGCTTCTCCACCATTATCATCTCCTGTAACACTTAAAGTTACAGTATTACCATTGTCAGAAACTGCAAAATCAACGTTGTGAATACTACCTCTTAAAACTTTATTTGATTGAACTAATGAAGCAGAAGTCATATTTGATCCACTACCTTGAACACCTATATAAAGTTTTAGTACTTGTGCGCCATGAGGTGAAGCAGTATCTCTTCTGAAAACAGTTATATCAAAAGCAGACGTACCCCAATTATCAAAAGTAAGAACATTTGTTGAAGAAGTAGACATAGAATAGTCTCTACTAAGAACAAATTGTTTAACTGCTGAACCAGTACCAGTACCAGAATTTTTTTGAGCTATATTTCCATCGACAACAAGTTTTGTATCTGTAATTGCGGTAGTAGTGCCAATTAATACATCGCCAGACGAATCTATACGCATACGTTCTGTATTTCCTGTTTTAAAAATAAGTGGAATAGAATTAAATGACCCTATGAGTGCGTTTGAACCACCGAAAGTACCAAATATCATCATATTTGTATTTTCTGCACTACTTGTAGTTATTCCGTTACCTAAAACATGAAGTGCCTCTCCTAATCTGTTTGTAGCTGTACCAATATGAACCCTTCCAGACGAATCTATACGCATTTTTTCCGCAAATCCTGTTCCTAAAGCTAGATGTTGACTAGAACCGCCAGAAAGTAAAGTTACTGCTGCGGAAGGATGTGAAATTCTAAATGTTGAGTTAGTAGCATCAGTTGTTTCTAATGCAACACCACCAGCAGATCCTTGAACATTCAACTTCCCTGTCATTGAAGTTGTACCTATACCTACGTTTCCAGACGAATCTATACGCATTTTTTCTGAAGTAGCGTGTCTAACTACAAATTGGGCTGTTACTGTTGAAGATGTAGTATCAAATCCATAAACACCATCATCGTCATCAAGGAAAAATTTTACTCTTCTGTTATTTGTTCCCTCCATTACATTTAAAGTGACAGCTACTTCTTCAGCATTTGTCGTTGACCCAACTATTAAATTTTTATTTACTGTCCCTACTGTTGTAGTGTTAGTAGTTCCTATAAGCACCCTTCCAGACGAATCTATACGCATACGTTCAGTATTTCCTGTCGTTAAACCAATCGTGTCATTAGAAGGGAACGAAATAAAAGTATCTAAATCTCCTATGTGTTTAATTTTTTCATTTATATCTAATGAACCACCAGTTATTTGTACACCTCCTGTTGAGGTGATAGCTCCTGTTACGTCAATACCAGCACCAACGTCTAGGTTGCCAGTTATATCAACAGTTCCATCAGAAGCAATAAGGAGTCTATTAGCATTACCGTTTGTAGTATCTTGTAATTTTAATTTACCATCATTTACTAAAATCCTAAAATCAGAATCTTGATCTGTGTCAGTCAAGTTAATTCTAGGAGAACTGTTTGCAATAGTTATATGACTTGAAGCTAAAGTTCCTGTTGTAGCTATATTCTGCGATCCAAAGTCAGGAGAAATCTTTGACCCTGCTATCGCTGCACTTGCGTTTATATCGGCATTTACAATCGCTCCATCTACAATCTTCGCACTTGTAACGCTATTGTCTGCTGGTTCACTAACTCCAAGACTCTTAAATGTAAGAATAAAAAAGTCTGCTCCCGTTGCTGGAGCGTCACCCAGGATAATATCATTACCGCTAACACTAAAACCTTCACTTGGCTGACCTGTTCCTGCTACTGGCTTTTGGATAACACCATTAATACTTACCAATAACTGTGCAGCAGATACAGAAGGAGGGGCAGATAAGGTAAATCTATATGCAGATCCATTAAATGTTGCACTTCCTCCACCAGTTGCAGAAGATGAACTAAGAGTATTTATTGCAATATCACTACCACCACCAGCAATCTCAGCAATCGCACCACTATCCATTTTGGTAAATAGCTTACCAACGTCAGTTCTTATCGCTAACTCACCGAGGACAAGATTATTTGCTGCTGGATCGCTACCAGAACCTCTTTTATGTTTTATTACGTTAGCCATGAGCTATAACCTCCTAGCTCTAATAAGATCCACCGTCTACGGTTATACCATCAAATGTTGTTAGGTTTGTAACCGAGCCTCCTGTTATTGCAACAGAGTTGGCAGCCTGGGTAGCAATACTGCCTAATCCTAGTGTTGAACGGGCAGCAGCAGCATCCGCATCATCTATCAATGTCTTTGCATAGTTAGACAAACCAAGTGCTGTAAGGGCTGCTGTGGCAGATGTAGCTCCTGTTCCACCATCTCCTATGGCAAGCGTTCCAGTGATTGAACTAGCGTCTAACTTAACAGCAATTTCTGTAGATTCAATTACAAGACCACCGTTAGCTTTTAGATCAACAGATAAAGTATTACCAGATTTATCAAGACCATCGCCAGCTATTATCTGACCAGCACCAGAAAACTGTGCAAATGTTAGGTTATTCGTTCCAACAACAGCAGATCCAGTATCAGAAGTACAAGTAAATCCATTTTCTGCGTTAACTGTTCCCTGTTCTACAAAAACGAAAGCACCAGCAGCGTTAGAACCCGTTCCCATGTCTGTGGTACGAGATGGTGCTCCAGATGCTTGGACATTATAAATACCATTCTGTGATGCTGTACTTTGGTTTTTAATTAATATTCGATCACCAGTTTGTAAAGTAACACCGTCTATAGATTGACCATTAGCAAACGCAGAAGATAGTGTGCCATTCGCAGTAGTTGTGGCAACAACAGAATCTTTTACATCTAAACCTTGAGCGACTCCATCTACATAACCTTTATTTGCAGCATCAGCATCAGCAGTAGGATCTGCTAATCCTGTTATCTTCTGAGAGTTTAATGAAACTGCACCAGTGGGAGCAGCCATTTGGTTTAAAGTATTTGTTCTAACTCCTGTATCAAAGTCAGATATTTTTGTATGTACTATCGAAGGAATATCAGCAGCTACTAATGCTCTAAAGTCAGGTCCAGCAGCACTTCCAGTAGTAGGACCAGCTAATACAGTATTTGCAGTTCTAGTTGTATCTTTATCCCAAAATCCACCAATACCACCAATTTTTATAATGCTCGTAGCGGAACCTCCCGCTCCACCTGTGCCCTTACCCACAAATAAGGTTTCGTTACCTTCACTAAATGCTAACTCTGCATTGGCTAGTGAAGTAGGTGCTGACGATCCAGTAGATCTTTTAATTCTTAAGGTGTTTGCCATTTAAAAGTTTCCTCCGTCTACAAGATTTTCAACGGTGCGAGTTTGATCTGCTTTAAATGTACCACTAGATGAATCAAAATACACTACTGAATTGTTGACTTTGTTGGAATCATTTAAGTTTGTTCCAGTGGTACTAAACTGTGGACCTTGTGGCCCTTGGGTTGCAACTGTAACAACATTGGTATCACCATTAACGGTAACGGTGTTTCTTTCAGTTGTAATGTTGACTGAACTCATGTTGTTGTATAACCCTCACTCATATATATTGTACCTTCTAAATAATATTGTTTAGACCCTGCACCATCAACTAGTAAGACGTCATATCTTAAAATATCAGGAGTAAACGTAGCAGTTTGTACATCTGTAAGAGTAATACTGACAGATCCAGCACTCCTATCGGTATAAGAAACAGCAAAATCAGCATATTTTGTGGTGCGTGTTTGCTCCCAGACCTGTGCAGCTACCGTAAATCCAGTTAAATTTATTGCAGCATTATTAGAATCCTTAAAAATAAGCGGAATTGTATGATCCGATCTTCGTTGGAGCGTAAAGTTGTATATGCCAGGTTCGATTGCCATAATTAAATTCTGATTATATACATCATAGCTACGTTGCGAGGTCTTGATTCGTTGCCTCCAGCGTTATTAATTGTAATTCCAACCGTGCCAGACATTGATAAATTACCACTATTTTGCACAGCTTGGCCCGTTTGTCCATTATTATTTGTAGCGTAACCAATTTGATAACCCTGACCAGATCCCAGTGTAATTGCTACGTTTGCTATAGAAGGTTGCAATGATATTTTTCTTATGTTGTGGTTATGATTTGCACCTGAAACAGTAATTCCATTATTACCATAACTATGGTTATGACTAACATTTTGACTACCTTGAGGATTATTAATACTTCTACCGCTATCCACCCCTCTACCATTATCAAATCCCCTTACAAACTCTCCTCTTAAATCAGGAATATTAAAAGTAGATGATCCGTTACCTGATCCGTATTGCGTTCCAATTACAGCGAATAAAGCAGAGTATGTAGTTCTGCTAACTGCTGCACCATTACATTCTAAATATCCTGCTGGTACACTAGCTACTGCCCTGCAAAAAACACATCCAGTAGGAACACTATCAGGAGTTGCAAAACTTAAAGTTCCCGATCCATCAGTTTGTAAAAAACCTCCGTTAACAATAGTAGAAGGCAAAGTAAAAGTAATATTTCCAGATAAAGAGGAAGGTGATTTTAAAGCAACAAAAGGAGAACCACTAGAATCTTGAAATCTTATTGGTAATCCATTACTAATATCTAATCCAGAATCACTTATTAAAACTCTTGCAGTTCCAGCAGTTGAAAATCCTATATTATTAGCACCAGACCTAAACATTCCTGTATCGGTATCTCCATCAAAAGCATATGCTGGAGAACTTGCTCCAGAACCATCATGGCCTAAAATATTTCCCGTCATTGTTCCACCGCTTTTTAACAGTAGACCTAAATTTGTTTCGTTTATAGAACCAATAGTAGTAAAGCCGTTATTTGATGCGTTTCTTATTTTTAAATTATTACTGTCTGCTGTATCAACATATGGCATAAATGCTTCTGTATTAGAAGGATCACTACCACCACTATTTAAAGTTTTTATTGCATCAAGAACAGCATTTATGTCGGCTCTTACAGAAGCTCCTGACGCATTTGCAATATTATAGTCTCCAACTTGGCTCATTTAAAAAAGACTTTTCTCCATATTACACCCCTTTACCATAACCGACAGCCTGAAAAGTGAAAGAACGATCTACAAAACTTGAACCATTTTTAATATTTACAATAAATCCCGTGCCAGAAATATTAGTTACAGTAAAAAAATCTCCTGATTGTGCATTTTGTATTGTTATTCCAACAGTAGGCAAGAAAGCATTTGCTCCTCCTAAAGATGCAGTTCCAACAAAAAATGGTGTTCCAAAAGTAACAGTCTTTGCTGAAGTTCCTGATTGTTGTGGAGCACTAGATGTTCCTCCTCCTGTTTGATAGTTTTGTTCTGTTCTTGATTGAAACTCGGCTGTATATCCTGCTTGCTGCACGTTCATATTTTGTGCAGTGTTTGTTGTCTCTAAAACTAATTTAAATTTAAATCTTCTAGCTTTAAATGTTCCATTTGCAAAATTGTTAAAAGAACTAAAAGATCCTGATGCTGCCTGTGATAATGCAACTTGGACCTGACAGTTGACTTCATCTGCTGCTGGACCATCAAAATTATTATCTACCGCAGCGTATTGATCCCATAAAATACCAGGAGATCCTGGAATTAAAGTTTCAATATCATTACCAATAACAAAACCAATAGAACGGATTACTCGTTTTAAGTCAAGAGAAAATACTCCTCCTAAATCTAAAATATCTTTAAAAGCATATTCTCCCGTTGCATTTGTAGCTGGATTTGTAAGTTGTAATGCACTCGTTCCAGTATTAAACGTAGTGTTTGTATCGACACCAGCAAAAGGAGGAGAATCTAAATCTTCTCTATCTTGTAAGATTATTTGAGTATCAATAAGATCAGGAAGATCCATAATAATACTGGTTTCTCCCACACTGAAATTACCACCATCATCTTGAAATTTAAGAATATACTCACCCTCTAAACTTGGAACGATTGCATCAGTAGTATTACCAGCTAAAGCAGTTATAAGATCCACAGAGTTTTGGAATGTACCACTGCCATCAGTTAAATTACTATGTCTTACATAAACTCGACCACCATGTAAAACGTCTGGGTCTGTTGATTTATCCCATTTCAAACGTACCAGTTTATTTGTTATAGGTTCGATTGAAAGATTTGCAACATTATTAGGAGGTGTTGTTTTACCTTGAGCATTAAATGTTATATCAGTAGAAGTAGTCGATAAAATTAAAGCTGCGTTATAGGAATAAACTTTAAATTCATACGCTCCAGGCTGATTATTTAGAATCTCAAAGTCAGGTTTAAATACAATTTCACTTGTCCAGTTTGTATTGTTAAATCTATATTGCACAAGATATTGGCTAACACCTGTAACTCCAACCCAAGAAAGAAGTATTTTAGAAACGGCAAGAGCGTTTATTACAACAATAAATTCTTGTGCCTGTAAGTTTCCTGGAGGATTTCTAGGTTGATTTAATAATGATATTGTTCTTGTAGGTAAATTAATACCAGATTCAATATTTGCATACTTACCAGCTACATAAGTCAAAGCTGTAATCGCATAATTAATACCATCCTGTTCTTCTACCGTTATTACTCTATAAGTCTGTGCTTCTAATGTTGAACTAGATAAAAGCCATATACTATTAGCATTTGGTGTTTGTCCTAATGCAGAATCTAAAGTAATAACACCATTAACCAATCCTGTTACTGTTTTAACTTCTACAGTTCCATCAGGTAATATTACACTGCACTTTTTATTTGTTCCTGTAAATGTATCTAAATCTTTTGTGTTATCTACTGTTATTTGAGTTGTAGTAGCACTTTTTACTCTACCTCCTCTTCTTTCTACACTACGAACGGGATCGTTTATTGAAATCACACTTCCAGGTCTTACGATTGCACCTGCATCTATTGAGGTTGTAAAACTAACAACTTCTGATTCGTTTTGTTCGCTGAATAATATTGCCTTGCCTAATCTTTGAGCTTGACCACGAGAAGTACAAGCAAATGCTTTTACATCTTTTTTTACTATGCCAAGTTTTGCTTGGGCTGTACTATCTTCTACAACTTCATAATCTATCTCCCTGCTATCCATATTAAAATAGCTGACAGAAATAACAGAATGTCTTTGTTTTAAACTGCTACCAGAATATGAAAACCCACCTTCACCTACGTTTGCCAAACTAAATAGATAACTAGAATCTGTTGGTTTATCTTGAGTAATAGTGACAGAACCTTCAGACCATATTGGAAAACATCTCATCACTCCAGCTAATTCATTTATTAAGGTATAAGCTTCCATTGATCCTTGAATATTTACATTGCAACTAAACCTTGCTTCCTGTCCTCCAAAACCATCTGATACCAGTTCATTTGCATATTTACTAGCAGCTACAAAACTAAATAAATCTAAGTTGCTATCTGTAATATGAGTACCAAATCCATATCTTTCAGTAGTAAGAAGGTCTAATAAAATTAAAGCAGGGCATGAACACCATTGGGCTGCTCCCATAGTTCCATTGAATATATAGCCACTTGGATATACAATTCTTCCTGTCTGTAAATCAACAGTAGGAGTACCAGAACTAGAAGCACCTGCACCTGGGATTCTTACTTTTACACCACGAATACGAAAAGCTCTTTTTGGTATAGAGCTAAACTGTTCAGAATCTATTCTTAAGTTTGTATATGCACTGTTTAAATAAGTTTGTTTATCATCAACAATCTCACCAAGACTTGTCCAAGTAAAAGCATCAACCAACTGAGATGATGTACTGGTTTTAGTTAATCTTACTACTCTAATTTGAACAGGAAATGCACCAGTTATATTTACACGATATTCTTTTTGGTACGCATCAGCAGTACGACCTGTGATTGTATCAGGTGGAAAAGCGTCATTAAAACCACCACCATTATAATTAACTTGTATTTTTAACTGAACAGAAGAACCAAGTAAATCACCCTCATCTGTTGCTTTTTGTAATTGTGGAAATGTAATTGTAACTTTTACTGCATCTACATTTGTATTTGTTATTTCACGAGTGACAGCATTTGCTTCTCCTGATTGAACAGTTCCAGCAGGATTAGTAGGTGATGAACCTACAGCAGTTGTTGTTTGACTACTTTCAATACCAGGAATATGTTCTTGGTTTGACGTTCCAAAACGAGGTGTAAACCCTACACTTTGAAAATTAAAATCTGTTGTTGCTGGACTTGTATTACTCGCAGTTGAATTAAGGATAG